CATACGAGCGTCTGAGAGATTGCTGAGAGAGATTAAAGCACTACGCCTTACCCCCCCTACCACTACTACTTCTGCTATCTTACACATCAAATCATGGCAGTTAAGAGACTCTAGTTTATATTGTCCTTTTACTAACGCATCCTTAAAAAGGTTAATAGTAAAATCAAATAGTTCTTCTAAAGGAGCAGGGCCACTAGCACGACCACCAAATGTTTTAAGCCTAGCTCCGTATGGTCTTATGTTAGACACATCCCAAGTGGGAATTTGCCCAGCATAGAGTAACGACAGCATCTCTTTGTAGGCTTTTGCCCACCCAATTTTAGAATCAGCTACCTTAATAACTGTAGCAGAATCAGATAGTTCCTCTGGTAAGTCAGGAAGTTGGTTGATGTACTGACGCTCCACACTGAAGCCCACCCCAGTACCGCACATAAGTATGTACAATGTTTCGTCAAAAGCTCTAAGTGTGTCAACAGCTACATAGCTACAGTTGAAACCTGCTACGTTATCTTGTTCTAGTGCTTTACCTGCTGACATTAACGCTCGCATACTTGGCATAATGTCTAAGTTAAGTACAGCATTTTCTAATTTATTACGCATATCCAAAGTAACGTGAGCTGTTTCAGGAGCAAGGTTTTGTATATGTACTACAAAAAAATCAAAGTATCTAGCTACTGTTTCATCCCAAGTCTCTCTACGTTTCTTATCCTCGTTCCACCGAGCGTACCTACTAAGATGTATAAACTGTTGATAGTTTGTAGGTAATCCTACGTTGTGTATATTTTTTTCTATCATGTTATGTTCCTGTTAAATTAATTAGTGATGCATATAAAAGTCTACTCATTATTTATTTTATCCTCTGTCCATAAGTGTATAGCTATGATAGCGTAGTGTATGATCTTTAATAAGTCTCCTTGATTTTTATATTCTCCAGTAACAGAGTCAGGTTTCTTACCGTACCTTATAGCGTACTTTATAATGTTACCCATACAAAAACCATCTCCGTGTCCTGCATCTATAACCATCTCTGTTGCTTGTTGCTTACCCGCAGCATAGTGTTGTTCATATGTCTTATCTACATATCTTTTTATTTGTTCTATTGTATTTTTTTCATTAAATTTATAGTCAATCATTTGTACCACCCCTTTCTTGTTCCATCTGGATTCTTCGGTTGTTGTTCCATTTTTTTAAACTCCTCTGGTAAAGTTTCTTCGGAGTACCAAGTAAACTCATTAGCTTCCGCCCATTCAGCGTGAGTTCTTTTAGTACCGTCTTTTCTTTTTTTAGCAGCAGGCATAGGTGCATACGGCTTTTGAAATATAAATATAAGTTCCATTGTATCAGGTAAAGCTTTCCTAATCCATATGTACTTACTGTACTCAGCGTGATCCCAGAACCTACCCTTTGCTTCGATAAGTATTTTATCTTTTTCAAAGTCAGGCTCATAGGTATGCTCTACGATATAAGGTACTTTAGATGTATGATGACTCCAAGTTTTAAAGATACCTTGATGCAAATTATATTCCCACTTACTGTCGTATCCTTTAGGAACATTCTTTTCTTTAGGCCTTATCTTTCTTGGGAATCTACGCGGCAACTTCTTTTACCTTTGGTAAGCGTTTAACTTTTGTTAAGTAAGTAAAGCCTTTAGAGTATTTAAAAACTCTTAAGCCTTCACCATCGTTAGAATCTTTATGACATTCAAACTTATGCGCACACCAAGTACATTCACTAGGTAGTTTCATATTTCCAGAAGCCCCATCAGGTACAGGACTATAGCATCTAGCAGGGGGTACATTCTTTTTTAACTGCTGCTTTATTGTTTTAATTTTTGTAATAATATTAGGCTTATCTAAACTTAAAGGCTTAAATAAATTTAACTCTCCTGATTCTTTATTGATGGCTAAGAAACCACCGCCCGTAGTTTTTTCTGCTTCTTCGTAACCCGCAAGCTGTGCAAGGTATCCAAAAGAATCTTTTTCAGGAAGTGTACCAAATAAAAATTTCCTAAAGGCAAAGTTAGAAGCTGACTTAATATCTACTACTTCTCCATCTATCTTACAATCCATGTGTCCTTTAATACCTTGAACAGTAACTTCTTTCTGTTGGTCTGTTATCTTATGTCCTGATAGCTTAACTAAAAACAAAACAACTTCTTCAAGTAAGTGACCATATAAGAATTTGATTTGGGTAGAAGGGGCTACTGTATTTTTCTTAGGATCTGTTTTCATATCATACCATAGCTGTCTCTCTGGCCTACCAATATTAGACATGCGTAAGTAAGGCTTCTTAACTTCTCTTGGTGTAAGCCAGTGTTTCATAGCTGACTTCATACCTTCTGCAAAAGCATCTAATTCTTTTTCAGTAACCTTTAAAGTTTTACCATCACTAATTTTAGATACTTCTTTGTATATGTCTTCTACTACTGTGTCTAATTTCTTCATAATTTTTCTATAGTTTTAATAGCTTCCTTAATTGAAACTTTAAACCATTCTCCTTTATATTTTAGGGAACTCTTTTTTAATTTTTTATGCGCAGTTTTTTCTGCACTTCTTCTATCTTTAAAGTATTTATTATAACATAATTTATAATCTCTAAAAGGACTAGATGTTTGATAAGAGTTACACCTATCTTCAGGATCAACTGCCATGCCAACTTTAAACCACCCATCCCAACAAGGGTTAGATATAATATATACATGACCATCTGTAGATTTATTGTAGCCTTCTAAAGCAGAGAAAGCAGCGCCTTCAAATGTTTTATAGTTTCCTGGTTTATATAAAGGATGAGACTTAGGTACATGTTTACCATTAACATACATTCTGTTGGGGTTGCTTTTTGTATTGTTGTTTTTACTACACTTAATACATTGTGTTCTATTCACACTTCTCCATGATAAAGACCAATTAGTATCTGTTAGTTTCACACCACACGTGTTACAATTTTTATCAATGTGTTTCATTAATCTTCATCTTTAATATATAAACCGTCTTCATCCTTAATATATAAACCGTCTTTAGCTATTAATTTATTTAACCATTTTTCTTCTATTTCACAAAATAGTTCATAGTTTCCTTGTACTCCTACTTCTAATAGTTCACAATATCCTTCCTCGCAGTTAGGCCAACTGCTACAGCCTAAATGATAATCCATATCATAAACAGTAAGTCGTTCTTCTTCTTTAATTTCTTCTTTAATGTGTTTCACTCCAGTTATCTCCTATCTTATACTCACCATCTAAAGGACAATTCATATTTAATACATTAGCAGTATCAACTAAAGCTTGTACTCCTAGCTTTCCTACTTGTTCAGCCTGATCTTCTCTAACTTCTATCTGCCATTCATCATGTATGTTAGCTACAAACCTTGCGTTCAATTTTAATTCTTTAATTTTATTATCTAGTAATACTAAAGCAGTCTTCATAATAACAGCCCCACCACCTTGTAATAAAGTATTTAAACTACTCCAAACTTTATCTTTATTCATATGAATAATTCTGCCATCTAATGCTTTAAGATATAGCTTGGCTTGGGCTGATTTTATAACCATCTGTGTAAGTAATAGAAGTGAAGGCAGGCTTTTGTAAAAACGATTCTTCAAAGCAGCCCCTTCCCTTGAGCTTCCGCCTACTATCTTTCCAATCTTAGCATCACCTGCACTATATAAAAGCGCATAAATAAAAGTCTTAGCTTGATTTCTAGTTTCAAGACCTGCAAATGCCTGATTGGTACTGTGAATATCTCCGTTAATAATTTCATTTATATAATCTTTATCTTTCATATAGTGTGCAAGTACTCTAAGCTCAAGACCTGAAGCATCTATACCAACTAACTTATATCCTTCCGGTACTGTCCAACACTCTCTACATTCTTTTCCGTAAGGTTTATGAGAGCTTGGAGTCTGGGCCACGTTAGGGTTTCGATGTGTCATCCTTCCTGTATAAGCTCCGTTAGGTATAACAAAACCATGTACTCTGCTATCTTGTGATAACTCTAACCAAGAGCTAACTTGTGCTACTCGTTTCTGTAACATCATAAACTCTGCAATAAGAGAAGCCTCTGGTATACCTTTAACTTTTTCTAACGTGACTTCATCTACTCTAGGCTGACCAGTAGGTGTAAACTTTTTAGGTTTCCATCCAAAGTCAATAAGGTATTCACCAATTTGTTTACGACTAGCTAAGTTAAACTCTACCCATTTTTGTCGCATGAAAGGTTGATAGTCATTAGCTTTAACTTTAATAAGTTCTTCATCCGTTAACTTAGGTACTTTAGATAACGAACCATCTTTATTAAACTTTGGAGTAACTAATCTATCGTCTATCCACTTAGGTTTAAATGTTTCGTGTACTTCTTTTTCAAGCACAGCCATCTTAGACTTTAGTTTAGCAGCAAGAAGAGTTGCTTTCTTTTCATCAAGCATAAACCCAGTAATCTCTTGCTCTTTAATTATTTTAGCTATTGAATGTTCTAAGTCAACAGACTCTTGACTAAACATCGCTACATCTTTTAATAGTTTATGGTATATATCTGTATTTAATTCTACATCCTGGACACAGTATTCTCCCATCTCTTCTGTGTACTCTTCCCAACTATCTGGCTGTATTGCTTTCCTTTTAGTAACATCGTTTGGATAAAGAAGGTAGCCCCAGTTACCTAAACTATGCCCTCCTGTAAGTATGGGGTTAACCAAGCGGGATACTACTAACGTGTCTTCGATATGGTTAGTCAGGGCAACATCGAAATGTTTTTTGATTACGGGAATATCAAAGCCTATGATGTTGTGGCCTATCAATACATCTGCACTGGCTAAAAGATCGACTCCTTCCTGTAATTTATCAGGGGGAAACAAACGAGTCTCGCCTCCAATAACTTTAGTTACTATACAGTGTATTACATTACCTTCTAAGCCATCTGTTTCTACATCAAAGACTACCTTTTTAAAACGGTGATGGGCTATTTTGTTGGGGAGCGAAATCAATGTCTGCTTCATAAAGTCTTCCTGTAGTTGAATTATATTTTAAGCTGCAAGCTAAACCTGTATCCCCCGTGTATCTCGATTTTAAAACTCTTACTTTAGTTGTATTAGCTTCCTCTGGATCATCCGACTGTTGATTTCTTTCTAATGCTATCACACAATCAGATAGTTGTGAAATACCTTGCGATCCTTTAAGGTGAGAAAGAGATACTTCAATGCCTTGCTCATGTCCTTTCTCTCCTGCTGCCCTTCTAAGATGAGATACAAGTATCATGCCTACGCCTGTCTCTTCTACTAAAGAACGAAGGCGAGTCATTAAGTTATCTATACCGCGTCTTTCATCTCCTTCTGTCATTACATTAATAAGCATATGTAAGTGGTCGACTACTATCCATTCACATTCACAACCTACTATAATGTATCTAAGTTTAGAAAAGATTTCATCAACATTAGTAGCGCCTAAATGCGCATGAATAAAGACTCTACCCTCTTCTATAACGCTATCAAATAAAGTTTCTAATTGTTCATCAGAATACTCTGCTCTTTTTTCAGCTAGATAAAGCCTATCATTAGCTTCAATAGAAACAATACCGTCTGCTGTGCGTAACCAGTTTTCTTCAAGAGCAACTACACCTACGTTATCTGTTGTATTTTTAATAAGCCAGTGTTCTAGCTCTCTAGTTACACTCGACTTACCTAATCCTGTACCACCTGTAAGAGTAACCAGCTCTCCTTTACGCATACCGTATAGCTTTCTATTAAGACCATCCCACGGATAAGGCACACTTTCTTTATCTTCACGTTGTATCCAGTCTTTTTTCTTACTAGACAATTCCAGGATACCTGCGGGTGTATATGTTTTAGAGTTCCACCAAGCATGAGTAAACTCTTCAAACTTCCCTTGCTTAAGCATATCATTAGCATCTTTAAAGCCTGTAGGAAAAGACATTATCTTAGTCTTGTTAGGCTTTAGTATACGGGCTACTTTTCTTGCAGCTTTTTGTCCTGCATCATCGTTATCAAATGCAAGCACTACATTATCGTATGCTTCTACAAACTCTAAGCTCTCTCTAATATCTTTAACTGCTGAAGCACAGCCGCGCTTAAGAGAAACAACAGACCACTTGCCTCCAAAGATTTCATAGACAGCCATCGCATCACACTCACCTTCTGTAATAGTAAGATACTTACCACCTGTGCTTGGACATAGTTGTTCTCCAAATAATCCGGTGCCTTCAAAGTTACCACCAGAATAAAACTTCTTGCTGTCTATCTCTCTAGTCTTTGTTGCTGCCACTTCATTATTATTATAGTAAGGATACACATGCTTATTGGGGCTAGATAAAACGCCAAAAGCTTTAGCAGTTTTAAAGCTAATCTTCCTATCATCAAGAGCATTGTAAGATCCTTTATAAGAATGTAAGAAAGTATTTCTATCTGTAGCCAATGTGCTTATAGGTGTATGGTTTTCATTATTCGTATCTGTTCTATTCTCACAACCAAAACAATAAGTGTGGCCATCACTATATAAACTGTTGTTATCTTTACTACCACAAGCATCACAAGGTATATGCTTTACAAATGTATTCTCTTCCGTATTCAACGTAACTTCCCCTTTTGAATTAAAAAAGCTAGACACTTTCTACACAGGATGTATTATAGAAAATGCCTAGCTTAACTGTGCTACTTAATTGTTAGACTTAACTACTTTTTCTTCTTCCTCGTCTTCTTCTTCCTCGTCTTCAGGTTCTTCTATAGTAGAATCTTCATTTACAATACTAACAATACGGTTAGAAAAGAAATTAATTCCAGCTTGTATTTCTTCTAAGTCCAAGACAATATTTGCTTTCTTTTGATTTAATCTTTGTAACCTACCAAAGATACCTTGTCCTTCTTCGGGTAAATCTTCTACTGAAATTTGCACATCATCAATGGTGATGAAAGGTTTTTCTTCTTGTGTCATATCAAAAGTCTCCTTCGTCATACATACCTGCGCCATCTGGCTCGTTATACTCTACTAAATCAAGTAACTGTACAGCGCGTAAATCACGCCCTTTACCTGCTTTATCTGCATAAGCCCAAGAGTATTCTTTGTATTGTACTTTAACTAAAGAACCGTTACCGATTTTAGGTAAAGTATCTACACGTTTACGTTCTTCATTAATAAGAAGCGGTCTTATGTTCTGACCACCACCTTTCTTTTCAACATTCCTTTTAAAGTTAATGAATCTTCCGTAATCTTTTTCTTTAATAGTATGTCCACGATTCTCAAACTCTGCAAGAGCTTCATCATCTAATACTAGATTAATTTCCCATCTATGATCGAAGGTAGTATTAGGTGTACTTACACATGCATAATAAGCACGACCTGTAACTTCACCTACTCCTGTTCCTATATTAAATGTATTTTCTTCTGCCATCTTTAGTTCCTCGTTTATGTTACATTCAAATTAAAACTCATTTCACAGTTAAACAAAACTGTATCTATAGGTACAAAGTTTAACTTAGAAACATACTTTTGTACAGTTCTTTCTAACTTACTAGGAGCAGCGTTAGATTGTACTGTTAGATCTTCTGCTTGCCCCTGTGTATTGATACTAAATAATGCAGTAATAGTATAGCTTCCTTTTTTTCTTAAGCTATCTACTGCACGCTGAATCGCTTTGGTACTGTTTTGTCTACCACTTTCTAAAGCATAAGAACATTCTTTTACAGGATACGATTCGATATGTGTATTTGTTTCTTTAGGTTCTTCCGGTGTAGAAACAACAGGTATAGTTTCTTGTTCAACAACAACAGGAACATCTCTTATTTCTTCTGGTATAACAATAGGTACATCTATAATTTCTAAGGGTACTGCCAGTTGATCCTCTATTATTTGTATCTCTTGTAATAAATACTCAATCTTCTCTTGAAAATGCTGATCGTTCTCTTGACTAAGATTAGCTATGGTATTAAGACGTTCCATATCTTTATTAAGACTATCAATAAAATCCTGTATGCTTTTCTTATTCATGGAAACTTCATACTCAATAAACTTTTTAGTATCATCAAGGTCAGCACGAGATATAGCGCCTATAGAGTCAGCCCTTAATTCCAGGATATTACTTTTAAGATTAGTTATTTTATCGTTAAGAAAATTAGTAGTAACAACTTGGCCTTCAAACTGTTGTTCAATATAAATATCATATGCTTTAAACCCAGCAATATTTATACAAAGCGCAGCAATAACTGCTATTAGTGTTGTTTTAAACATTATGTTCTCCTATAATTATTTTATCCAATTTAAAGTTCCTCTGTTCTTTGTTCTCCAATCTTCGTAATGAACACTTAGTTCTGCAAAAGAATTTATCTCAGGATATTTTTTAAGATATTTCATTATCCATTTAGGAGTCATAAAGGAAAGGTACATAGTTCGATTAGCCATATAGTAATCTTGTGTAGGGGCTAACTTATCTATATTATCTATAGAGACTTGGGCTGCTTCTTCTTCGTTCAATAGTGTTTTTAACCATTCTACCTGAAGAGGTTTTATTTTTTTCCTCAGTGCTTTTATTTTCTTCTCATTCATATCCTTGTACCCTTCAGAGTTCTATAGAGTTTAAAGAAGCATTAAGGGTTTGTCAATACATCTTAACAAATCTTAACACTTCTTTATATATGTTTACCTTGCGTGAATGTATACGTCTATTCTTTGAGCATCATCAAGTCTACACTCACTCCAATTAATGTGACCGTGATCGCTAGTATACTTAGCTAAGTTAGGATTGTTCTTACCAAATCTTCCGTGACATTTAACATATAGTTTTCTATCAACATGTTTATTAATAAACTTAATAGTCTCTCGTATTACATCGAGTCTATATTCTTCTGCTAAGTTTCCTTTGTTGACAGTCATTACATACTTCTTTGTTCTTGCTTTCATTTGTACTTGCTCCTTTTTTTAGTGTACAGTTTTATCTTCTACTTGTTCTGCTTGTGAAAAAGCTAACATCATACTTGCTGCATTTTCAGCAGCTATAGGATTTAATAGTCTAGAAATTAAAACACAAACTAATTGCTTTATAGTTCCTTCGTTAAACTCTGATTCAATTTGCATAATAAAATCACATACTCTTTTTCTTTCTGCTTCAGTCCTCATTAGGTTCCTCCATATAACAATTTCTTGTAGGTGTAGTAGCCATCTGATGCGCCCAAGCTAATTCTTGAATGAGTCTACTGTACCACACCTTATCATAGTCCTTGCTTGCTTTAGTTCTATCTTCTTTAAGCTGTGCTATTCTTACAGCAATATAATCAGGTTTAGTTCTCATTAGCTTGTCTCCCTTTTTTTAGTGTGGCGTTCAATTCTTTTAACGTAAAGTCTTTCCTGGAATACTTAGTCCTGTCTCTATGTGTCTGTGGTCTATGAAATTTATCCATGTTCTTTTTTACAGGGTTCTTCTTATTCATTAGACGTTGTTGTTCCTTTTTTATTCGTTGTTCGTCTTGATTCTTTATCCATGTATCCGTTCTTTCTTGCCAGTTTTTGTCGTTCATCTTTATAATAAACCACTTAAAACTATTACACATAAAAATATACACACCAATAAAAACCCAAAGGCCCAACCTATATGGAATTTATAAGTAATTATTCTGTTCCAAACTTTAGCTATGTTGCTCATTAGTCAATCTCCTCATCGTCTTCTTCTTCAGGGTAAAAAGTTATATAGACTACACCGTACTCATCTTTTTCAAAAACATAATCACATTCACATTTGTTCAACCATTCAAAAAATTCTTTTCTATTCATCTTATTTTTTATAGGCTCTAGTTCTTCTTGCATTTGCTCAGAGTATGTCGGTTCACTCATCATCAGACACCTCCTCATTACAATCATTACAAAATACTGCACTTTCTCCTTTATTACCTGAGTCAAAATCTATTGGTGATTCAGACCACACATTTTGTTCATGCTCCGACTCCAAAGGTACAGCACAGTTGTCGCAATAAATTATATCTTTACTCATCAGCTATTCTCCAGTCGTATTTATTAACGGAAGCTCTACAATCTAAGCAGACAAGAGCAGTCCAACTGAAATGATATACTATATTTGTTTCTTTACATTCAGGACAAAGTAATAATGTGCCATCTCTTTTAGCTCTCGTATGTTTGGTTACTGGCTTGCTGTCTTCGGTGTTATATTCAAACTCTATCTCTTGATACTTCCCATCAGCATAGCTAGGTATGATGTGCTTGTTACCTTGTTTTGTTTGGCTCTTAATTTCCTCTTCGATTAATTGACCGACACAATAAACAGCCCTTGAAACTTGTGAA